TTCTGAATGTAAAAGTGAAGTCATCTGCAACCAATTCCAAATATTTGACAGCATGGCTAATTCCATATCCCATATCAATTATTGAGGGCCAATGCGGATTTGTATTCCATACGCCACCAACGTTTGAAATCTTAAGTATTTTTTTTTGTAGACCTTCAATCATGCTTGTCCCCTTGCTCGGATGGATGCGGCGCACTCGCGTCTTGCAGAATGAACCGCGCCTGTATAGCCTGAAATGTATGTTTGTTCAATGGTTGAATCACACACCTTTGCACACGCCTCACGTTCTTTGGCGGCTACCAGTTTGGAAAAGGCTTCAAGAAATAGCACCATTCCTTTTGCATGATCTTCTGATATAGACTGTCTAGCCATCTCAATGATTTCATCTTGTGTCATGTGTTCTTCTCCTTAAGTTGTTGGTGTATTTCATTGTGAACATCAACGTACATCCGCGCCCATTCTTGAGGAGATACGCCTGCCTTGCGCCCAGCTTCACTCACGGCGATCATTGCCTCAAAAAACGTGTATCTCTCTTTTTCAGGCAATGCTTTGACCCGTTCTTGAAATGTCATGCTTCCCTCGCTTTCATCATTGCGTCTGCGATTTCGTAAGCCGTCTTTGCAAGCTGTTCGTAGGATGAACCCACGCTTGTCCTTAACATAGCCTTTGCCGCAAAGTAGTCCCGTAAAGTCATGCCTACCTTGTCCTCACCAAAAGCCTCAAGCCCAACTGGAAATGCTGGTGTGTTGTTCATGTGTTCTTCTCCTTAAGTTTGGCTTCAATGGCTCGGGCATATTCACGCCTGAGTTCTTGCAGACCTTTACTGGAGTGCCACGCTACTGTTACCCACGCGGCATCAATCTCATCATCCGTCAGCCCTACCCATGTGCGCTGTGGTTTGTCCAACTGCGCTTTAACCGCATCCTTTTTGGCAATACTTCTGCGCTCAATCTCGTTGAACGCTTCATCTTCTTCAATCATTTCTTCATGTCCTCAATGTGTTTTACCAAGATGTCAAACCATTCTTGCGTGGCTTTGCCCCTACCCATACCTTCCAACGGCATGATGGCGGGGCGCAGTTCTTTGATGATTTGCAACACTTCGTTGATGGTGTCATTGCGAATGGCCCCGTTCATGATTCTTGTTACATCAGATTGAGTCTGCTTTTGCACCCCCGCAACAAACCCGTCTTCATACCCGCGCTCGTACTCCGTAAGGGTATGCACCGCCGCCATCACAGACTCCTTGCGTTGCTTTGCCTGTCGTTCAATCTCGTTGAACGCTTCAGCGTCACCGATGTCATCGGTTTCATTCATCTCGATCTCCATTTTGTATTAAGTACAACGTCCAAATAAGAATCGCACCAAATGCAATCACAGTGAACGCACCAAAAAGCATCAACATAAAAGTTACAAGAACATCCCACATCACAATACCCCCACTTCGGCTTGCGTTTCAATCCATACCCTCGCACCACACGACAACGGCTTGTCAGGGCTGTACACCACGCGACTCGCCCCCTTAATGTCTACAGCATGGGCATACGTGTTGCCCTTGTATGTTTTAACCGTCAGCACAGGATCATTAACGCCATTCTTTGTGTTGGCCCTAACAACGTGCTGATTTACATGAATAATTGTCTTCACAGCGCCTCCATGTCAAAAATAATGAGACTCACGGGCCTCGTCTGCACAATATTGCATAGCGCCCAAAATAATCTCCTCCTTGATGTCCTCAGCCAAAAGTTCCGCAATGTCCACACCATCCAAATAAGCATAAAACACCGTCCAGTCCTCCTTCACTCCAACACTGGGGTCAGCAGCCTCCACTTCCAACCAACACTCCAACGTATGACGCTTCAAACACTTGCCCGCGCCAGTCTCAAAAACAAAGTCATACGACAACAAGCCGTCATAAGGGTTCGGATCAATCATGATTGCTCTCCAATAGAAAAAGAATTCTGCTCAACATACCAATTGTGAAGCTGCTCAAAAATGCTCCACCAATCATCCTCAGTCAGCAATGTGGTGATGTCCAAGGACAACGGACCATGGACCACGGATACACTCTTTACACGTGTTTCTCCATCACTGTCCAAGCCGTACGTTACTTGGACCGGGATCTCAAGCGACAGATCAGCTATCTGTAGCTGTGTTAGGTTTTCTTGACTCATACTCTGCTATCCTTTCTAGAATTACATTGATTAGGGACACGTAGTATTGTTTAGAAAACACTAGGTGTCAAGTACATTTTGTTGTGTTTTTCATAGGGGTTTTCCCTAATGTATGTGCAATTTGATATATAGAACGGGTTTGTTATGCAATTTTGGGGATCCCTATAGGACTTTTTAGGGTAAGAGGTGTTTTTTTTATTTTTTTTGTGGGAATAGACGTGATAGACGTAATGGTGTAATAAGTGAATGAAATCAACGACTTTTCAGTATACAGTACATTACGTTGTAAGAATAGACGTAATTTACTGGGGTGTCCCTACGTTTAGAGGAGGTGATTTTTTTTTTACTACTCTTCCTCCCCAGGCTCTATATAGGAGGCCTTTGAATGAAGCTTGCCTTGACAGACAACGTTACTTTATCTATACTCTGTTGTTAATTAGTTTTTTCTTTTACGGGAGTTAGTCCTTGATACAGATCGAAGCAAATATCCCCATTCCCGAGGACCGGACAACATACCCGTTTAGGGACATGGAACCGGGCGATAGCATCCTGTTTAAGGATGAAAAGCAGGCAGCCTCGGCTAGGGTGGCAGCCATACGCTTTGCCAAGGTCCACAGGCCCGGCTGGACCTTCTCTATGCGCCGTTTGGACAACGGCTGGCGGTTGTGGAGAACTGCATGACCAAGCGGGACGTGTGGAACGTGCCCCCAGTGGTGCCTGATAAGGCCAAGCAGAGGCTCGCGGGCGAGGTCCGACCCCTACGGCAGCAAAAAGTCCTGAATGCCAAGGAATGGAAGTTTGTGCAGGAATACGTGTCCGGCGATGGCAGAGTGACCCTGAAAGAGGCAGCCATGCGTGCTGGGTACAAAGAGGGCTCCGCCTCGGTGATGGCATGGAAGCTGACCAACCCTAAGGAATATCCGCACGTGGTGGCCGCGATTCAGGCCTATCGTGCTGAATTGGCATCGAAGTACAACACCTCGTACGAACGCCACATGAAAGATTTGCAGGAAATCCGGGATAAGGCTTTGGCTGCAGGAGCTTTTGCTGCTGCCGTGCAGGCCGAGTACCGGCGAGGCCAAGCACTGGGCACGATTTACGTTGAACGCAAAGAAATCAGGCACGGGACAATTGACTCGATGTCGAAAGAGGAAGTGCAGCGGAAGTTGGACGAGCTGAAGCGCTTGTACGGTGGGCCGCCCCCGACTGCTTTGATTGACGCGAGCACGGGCGAAGTATTGGCCAGCACTGACCGGGAGAAAGATCCGGAATTTGATGCAGGCGTGGCCGACCCCCCGTTAGATGTTTTTGAGATCGACCGTGACGACGACACCTGAGGCGCGATTCTCTGCACGCGTGCGAGACGGGCTCAAAGCATTGGGCTGCGATATTGAGCGAATTGAAAACCGTGTGAATCTTGGCGTGTCCGATATGCTGGTGGGCGTGGACAATTGCTTTGTCACTGTGGAATTGAAAGTGGTGCAAAGTGGCTTGAAAGTCAAATTGCGGCCACATCAAATTGCCTTTTTGACCAGGCATGCAGCCAAGGGCAGGCCTTGCTTTGTGCTTGTCTTGCGTGCGGGTGGTGCAGTGCTGAAACCCGAGCGGATTTTGCTTTACCGCGGGCGCGATGCGGTTGCTCTTGCTGAAGAGGGCCTTCGGCTGCAGCCGTTGGCCGAATGGCCAACACGGGGCATGAACTGGGCAGACTTAAAAGAAAAACTATCGACACCGGCAGATTGATTGAAAAAAACCATTTGACAATTTGCTCCGGTTTGGCAAAATAGGTGCTGTCGCGATGGTGCGGCTAACAGAAAGGATAGATGATGAACACATACATTGTTTTAATTGTCGCTGGCGACATCGATTGCATCGATGAAGAGCTTGGCGACTTAACGCATATCGAAGAGTATGCGACCCTGTGCGTTGACGATACGCCTTGCACGTTTGAAGAGGGCCAAGTGTCGAACCCGGAATACTTGACCATTTTGGCGCAAAGTGTCGCGGCTGCAGTTAGGGGGAAAATATGACAAAAACCCTTTGCGTATATTGGGCGCATGCTCAGCGAGACGGTCCTTCTAAAATTTTCAAATTAAAACGCGATGCGATACAGTGGGGGCGCGATACTTTCGATGGGGTTTTTATTGTCGAACCAATCAATAAAGCCAAGCTATCGGAACGGCTGGAGTATTTAAAAAACCAATTTGGAATTGTCCCGGAGCTGGCCTATACTGGCTACCGTACTAACCAAGAAAGGATAGAGTTATGTTAAAAACTGTTGCAATATCAGCAAATAAAAAAACCGGCCCGATAGCTGTTACTTATCGCGCCGGAGAGCATGAAACCTATGGTACGTGTCCGCGTAGCTGCGCACTGCACCCTAAAAGCGAAACTGGCACCGATCATATTGACGCGGATTATTTGGCCGCCGTTTATGATGCAGTCCCGCGCCGGGGTATGGCGTGGGCTTATTCTCACTTTGCTGCGAAGGCGCTGCCGATACCTAAACCCGGAAAGACGACAATTAACGCGAGCTGCGACACCATCGCGGACGCGGTGCGCACTGTAGAGCTTGGCCGCCCAGCGGTTTACGCTGCACCGGTGGACACTGCCGAGAGCTGGCCGCGCAAAATTCACGGGGTGACATTTGCCCGTTGTCCGGCGGAGCTGGCCGAATCGTTTACATGTTCGGATTGTGGCAATGGTTCCCCATTGTGTGCACGTGGTGACCGGGACTTTGTTGTTGTATTTGTTGCCCATGGCACGGGTAAGAAACGAGTAGGCACTGCGGACGCTGGCGGCTGCTACGCTGCCAGCGGGCCGGTGGCGATACAGTGGCACGGCACGCGAAAAACTGGGCATGCAAATGATGCGCAAACGGTGCGGGACTTTGCCCGCGGGCTGCCGGTGGGCTCGATGCTGCGGCACCATATCGCGGGCGACATTGGGCGCGAGGTGGCCGCATGATATTTATATTAGTGGCACTTGGAATATTCTTGTTTTTGGGGTGGCTGCTGGATTATTTAGATAAGTAATCGGAAACCTAAAACCGATAGGAATAATTCAATTGACCAGGCGCGACAATAGACTAGAATTCAACACATCAGCAGCCGGGCGGCTGCTGGTTCAACCCAAGAAAGGATAGCGTAATGGCTCACATGATCGACACAACAACCGGCACAGCTGCAATAGCTTATGCAGGCAAAACCCCATGGCACGGCTTAGGCCAAGCTTTATCCGCTGATGCGGATATCACAACTTGGACCCGCGAGGCGGGTTTAGCTTATGACGTGCTTGAGTCCCCCGTACTGTTTCGCACGGCTGCGGCCAGCGAACCGGAAGCTTTCAAAGGCCGTAAGGTTTTACACCGTAGTGACACCGGCGCACCTTTGGCCGTTGTTTCGGACGGTTATCACGTGGTGCAGCCTGCCGAGGTTATGGGGTTTTTTGATAACTTGGTAAAGCTTGGCGGGTTTCAATTGGAAACTGCGGGCGCGTTAAGTTATGGGCGGCGCGTTTGGGCGCTGGCATCAGTAGGCGCTGGCGCGGATATCGTAGACGGTGACACCGTCAAGCCTTATTTATTGCTGGGCACCTCATATGATGGAACCATGGC